GGAAGAAATCAAAATAGCAGTTGACAAAGCTATTTTAAAGTATAGAATGTTAACACTGAACGAATGGAGAGAGAAATGAACAAATATCAAATCAGGGATGCCTATTGCTATCATAACGATATTGGTTATGATTATGCAATTCAGTTATTGATGAAGCTTGGCTTCACTGAATATGCAGCAGATCAATTCTTGTTCGCGGAGTGTTAAATCATGAGCAGGAATGGTGTAGGTTTTACCGAGTCGATCGTCCACGCCCCGAGTGGCGCTTACCCTTATCGTAAGGGAATGGGGATGATCAACAGTGCAGAATTTGTTGTGTTGATGGATGACTTTGTCAGCCCCATCACCACCAATCTCCCCCTCGGCTGGGACGCCGTTGTCATCGACACAGGTGCTACGGTGGTCACCGACACCACGGCGGGCAACCTTGGTGCCTCGGGCGTATTGCTGTTCGACTCGGACGGTGCGACGGAGGGCGCGTGCTTCTACGGCGAGAAGTGCATCCAGCTGACCGCCGGCAAGAAGTTCTTCATGGAGATGCGTTTCCAGACGGAACTGGCCGATGACTCCGATGTGCAGTTCGGCTTGAGCGCCCTTACTGCGGTGGTGAACCCGGAAGACATCTGGACCACGACCGCCGCCGACGTTGTAGCCTTCGGTGTTCTCGATGGTAGCGCAACGGTCAAGATGCTTTCTGACAAGTCGAATTCCGGTTCCACCGCGGAGACGGGGACCAAGTCGTTGAGCAACGACACCTGGCATATCTTGGCCATTTACTTCGACGGTTACACCCTCCGCGGTTACGTCGATGGCGCTTTGGCGTTGACGTGGGCCCAGGCCGCCGCAACGATCCCCACCGGCGTCGCCCTGGCTCCCTTCGTCGGGTTCCGCAACGGCAGTGCCGCGACGACCGAAGGTCACTGCGACTTCGTCCGTTACGTCCTCGAGCGTTAAGCAGGAGGTCCGCCATGCGTCCTCAACGAGTCTCTCTCAGCGCGGCGGGCTTCTCGCCGTGGCTGAACATTAATCGGATGCCGGTCGGCAACTTCGGCGTCGGTCTTGCCGTCAAGCTGTCGAGCGGGGCTGTCCTCACCTGCAGCGTGCAGCATACCAGCGACCCTCTCTGGAATCCGACGATCGAGTGGTCGGCAAGTCGGACAACCACGACTGGTACCATCACCAAGACCAATCACGGCTTGTCCGTGGGGGATTGGGTGCAGATGGATGCAGCTGCGCCGTTCAACACGACCTATTCCGTTGCGAGTGTTGTGGACGCGAACAACTTCACCCTGAATGTAAACTCCACAACTTTTGGTGCTTATACATCAGGCGGAACATGGACTAAGTTTGCGTACAATGGAAACACACAGGCATATCCTATAATTAGGAGCGTGAACAATAATCCTATCACCGATACCCAAACCAGTAACACTCAAGTCTTCCCTGCCGGTTACCCACCCACATTTACAGAGAATAATATTTCTCGGATGCAGAATATCCTTATCTCGGCTAATACTGCAACGTCATCTCTACACGTCACGGACGACGGGGCCGGAAACCTGATTGGGGACTGTTTATCCGGTGGAACGATCAACTATTTCACAGGTGAAATTTTAGGGTTAACATTTACATCCGCCGTGCCGGCTGGTAATGATATCAACATCCAATATTGGCAAGCCGTCCAAAGCCAGCCATACACTATGTTGTTCTTCCAAAACCAGTTTGTGCTGCGTCCGGTGCCAGATCAAGCCTACACTATTGAGATTACAGCCTACAGGAATCCTTCTCAGGCACTATTAGGAACTGATAGCCTAACTACACCAGACTTGTCAGGTCGCCCTGAGGAACTGTTCTGGTGGGAGTTAATAGCCTTTGGCGTAGCTAAGAAGCTTTATCAGGATCGTCTAGACACTGATGGTGTTCAGATGATGGACGCATACTTACAAGAGAAGATAAGCGAGGCGCGTACGCGTACATACGCGCAATTAGGAACACGTCAGATTTCTACGATTTACCGTGATGAAACAAACAGACAAACAGTATCAGGATGGGTAGGATGGTAGCAAAAAAGAAAAGCAGCAAAGCTAAAGATTTCGATGATAACGCACGTTATCAGAGCAGCGTAAAGGTTCCATTGCCAGCTAAAAAAGAATATGGAACAGGTTTGCCAGCTAAGAAGCCAAGGCCAAGTTTAGCACCTAAAAAGAAGGTTCCGACAAGATGAAAAAAGCTGAAAAAAAGATGCTGGTGAAACACATCAACAAGGATTCCAAGGAATTCAAAGGCCAACTGAAAGACGATGTGAAGCTGAAAAAGGCGATCATGTCTAAAAAATCATCTAAATGCTAGGTACATGAAATGACATATACAAGTGATATTCCAGTCTCAGGGGAGTCTCTCGGATCTACCAGAGATAGAATACGCGTAAACTTTCAAGAGATAGCTTCCGTTGTAGCTGTCAACCATGTTGCGTTTAATGCTTTGGGTGAAGGAAAGCACAAATTCCTCCAGATGCCAGAACAGGGATCAGCTCCCACGACGGCAGCGGATGAAGGTGGTTTATATACCAAGGTCGGCACCAACCCGGCACAGACGAACCTTTTTTTCAGGGGAGAAAGTAACGGTACAGAATATCAACTTACAAGAGTCAATTCTGCTAGTGCTTCCGAATTTGGAACTAATACAAACTATCCTCCTGCAGTAGCTAATCAGGATGGTGGTTGGACGTTTCTTCCCGGTGGACTTCTTTTGCAATATGGAAAGATGACAGAGACAGCTTCCGGAAGTAATGTGGGTACTCCTGTTGTTTTTCCTATCGCCTACTCTACGTTTTTAGCTTCTGTAACTGCTACCAGAAGGCAAAATAATTCTGGTACTGAATATGGTATCATATCGGAAGGGTTGACAGGTTTCAACTTCACCTCTAGCGGTAACAGCAACCAGCCTTTCTACTGGATAGCAATAGGGAAATAATGTCACTTCAATCGATCGATATTTTCGGATTCCGAGCCGGCGCGCAAAAGAACAACAAAAAGCCATTTTTGTTTGTTGATGATGCATTTCAGCAACTTGAAAACGCGTATGTTTTTAGGGAAGAGATGCGCAAGCGCGAAGGGTTGCAGTTGATCGGAAGATTTCAAAGAAATTTAGAATCCCAATTAATCATAGTAGCTTTAGATGGATCTGGTGGTGGCACACAGTTTTTGATAAACACATTCGTACCAGTTGACGAACAGACTACAGCATCAATTGTACCGGGGAGTATCAGTTTTTCGGATGGAGTTAACACATATACAGATGCTAATAAGGATGGCCTTGTTGTTGGAACACCTAGTGGTTCTGGGACTATAAACTATGTATCAGGACGATTCGAAATTTTTGGAGGTGCTGCGGGTGCACCTGTCAATGGAACATTCTCCTATTATCCCGGACTTCCTGCGATGGGGATCCTTACTAGAGAAACAGCAGGGACTAACGACGAGCAAACGATCTGGTTTGATACGAAATATGCGTACATTAACACAGGAAACAACTTCCAAGAGTTTTTATTCCCTCCAACACCTCCAGCGACAGCAGTCACTTGGGATGGATCAAATTCGGACTTCTTTTGGGGAGCTAATTATCGTGGATCCGATGCACAGACGAGACTATTTTTCGTAACCAATTTCAAGTTATCATCTGGCTCTCCGATGAGATATACCGATGGTGCTACATGGACGACATTCCAGCCGATCATCGGGGGAACTACTGAAACAGATGTTCTTACTACTACGCTGGCAGGTGGATCAGCAACTTATGGGCCTGCGTTCCTTACAAAGCTACCGATTGTTGAGGGTACAGTAGTCATCACAGTCAGCAATATTCAAGGAACGGAAGACGATATCGTATTCCGTGATACTCCTAAAGACGGAACACTTGTATCAAGCGGATTGAATTCTGGTACGATAAACTACGCTACTGGGCAGATAGATCTTTCATTCAACCCGGCCCTTCCGGGAGCTGGTACATGGAAAGTAACAGCC